ATGTGTCTATTCTCTTTTTTTTGTCACGAATCTCGTCACGTTAAAAAAAAAGTCGTGACGGCCGGTTATAAATTTCTAATTATGATCGGACAAAATCAATTATTACCATTTATTAAGAGCAAAGATGTTAACAACATATTTGCACCTATGGATTACACATTCTATTTAAAAAATGAGCCTGATAAGCGAGGGAGAAAACCCGTATATATTAATATTAATGTAGGAGGTAGAAGAAAGAGAATTCCTGCAGCAGTAAAAATTGAGGAGAAATATTGGGATTCAAAAAACATGAGGATTTTTGATACTCCGGAAAGCCGGGATCAACATCTACTTTTAAAGCAGATTGACGCAAAGATTACTTCAATAAGAATGAAGCATCGCCTTTCTGAAGTTCCATTGACACTACAGTCTTTTCTTGATCAATTAAAAACAGCTCCGTCGACCGTTGATTTCGGCCAATTCTATAAAAGTATCAGGGACATTCAACCAATGAAACCTAATACATTAGCAAAACATGATTCTGTTTTTGAAAAATTAAAAGATTTTAGAGCGCTCGTAGCATTTCAAGATATAAATTATAAGTTTATTGATGAATTCAGATCGCATTTAAAGACAAAATTCAAAAATGCTCAGTCAACAATTAATTCAAACATTGCCGTTTTAAAAAAGTATCTTTCACTTGCTGAGAAGTATGGAATAAAGCTGGGTTTTGATTTAGATGATATTCAGGTTGGCGATACCGGAGGAAGAATAATCTGGCTTGATGAAAAAGAAATTAGCAAATTACATGAATATTATTTTTCTAGTTTCATTCCAGATAATTACAAACTTTCCCTTGGATATTTTTTGATCGCCTGTTACACCGGTTTAAGAATTTCAGATGTAAAAGCAAGAAAAAGAGAAGAGATGCTGGAGGAGTTTCTCCGGGTTGTTTCATTTAAAGGTGGAAAAGATTTAACCCTTTACCTTATTCCAAAAGTTCATGATATCATAAATTCGAATCCGGATCTTTTCATAACGTTATGGACAGAAGTAACAATGAATAAGCATTTAAAGAAAATATCCAATACTTGTGGAATAAGAAAACGTCTTTATTTTCATGTTGGCAGGCATTCTTTCGCTACGAATTATCTAATTAAAGGTGGACAAATAGAAAACCTGCAGACAATTTTAGGTCACACCAAAATTATGACAACGATGAAATATGTACATGTTGCAAAAGATACTGCAGCACGAAGCATGATATTAATGCAATGAAAAACGGAGACTAATAAGTCTCCGTTTCAATGTCTACCATATAATATTGATCAGATTCAGAATTCTTTACCCAGGACTTGATCCAATGCTTTTTATTGTAAGCATAAATTTCGGACCTGATATTGTATTTTCTAAGTTTTGATTTCAATATTTTAAACGACCATTTGAAAGTCCAATTTCTTAATCTATTCAAAAACCAATCTTTTACGCTTTCTGCAAAAGCAATTCCGTGAAGCCCGTCGGGGTTTTTTGCATGATTATCTCCATTGTTATCCAGGCCATCATAATATACGAGCATAAAAGAATTACTCTCACTTAAAGCCCTAGCGGTTCTAACTGATCTGAAATCAAATAATGGAAGGCAGAATCCATTGATTTGAATTTCGGTTGTGTCCTTTGGAACTTCTTTTTTATTCAGCTCGTAACCATTTTCATCAAAAAATACAGATGGTAAATCTACTCCTTCGACTTCTGGAAATTTTATATTAAAATATGTTTTATCATTACGGCTTCGATCAGGATCTTCAACCTCAGTATCTCGAAAATCTTCTGGTTCCTTAGTTTTGTCAATAATGATCCTATTCATTACTGCAGTATTATTTTCAAATGATAAATCATAATTTCTAACATTCTTAATGAAGTTTACGAGTTCTCCAAAAGTCATGTCCGGAACGGCTCTTTTAAGATCAACCCGGTTAAAATTAAATACAAAAGGAATTGCATCTCCAGCAGCTGTATTTTGTCTCATCGGATTAATTTTAATATCAGCTACACCCGTGTTGACACCTTCAACATCAATAAGATCATAGGATACACGCCCGAAAAATTCTAAAGTTATCTCCGGCTTATCTTCAGCATCATCAATACCAACCTCAATTACCTGATCAAAATTTAAAAAAGCCTGTGTAGTGCCGCTTCCAATAGTGCTTAGAATGACGCCGTCTCTCTTAATTGATAACACACTATTTCCGTCATTATTTGTGAAGCAACGACCAATTATTCTATACTTTCCGGGAGCATCAATTTTAAATTTTTTAATCCAACGACCGAAAATATTGCCTGCAACCACTTCATTGTCATAAAATTCGTTGACAAAAACCAAACTCTTCTGATAGTTTTGCTCACCGGTAGTGTAATATTGTTCTGCAGAAAATAAGAGCCTCTGCTTTAGTACAGGATCTTCTAAAATATCTCCGGTTAAAATAAATCCTGCATCTTGAAAACCTACTTTTAAAACATGGAGTAAATAAGGAAGAGGATGCAAGATATTTTTGTTTACAACATCCCATCCATTCGAATTTTCCTGAATTTCATTTTTTGGAAATTCTTTAGTATTTGTAAGTGGATTTAATTTTCTTTCATTTATAAAAGAATTAAAATACTTCCAAGCTTCACTCTCCAGATCAAATTCTGAAGTGTACAATTTTGGAAAATTATAATTAGTTTCCGGATATTTTTTCGACACAATTTCATTTGCATGAGCATAAATATCATTTACCATTTTGTACTCCAGAGGAAGTTCTTTAATCTTCTTTTCAAAGTTTGGAAGTTCCTCAAACCCTGAATCTATCTGAATCACTGCATATTTTTTTCTGATTTTAGTAAATTGAAGTTCGCCCTTCATTATCTTTCCTTCAAAAACATGTGAACACTTATATTTTTTTTCTAGTTCTGCACTGATGATTGAAGAATAGTGCCCAGCTGTACTTAAAAAATTCCGATCATAAAAAAACTTAAAAGGCAATGTGTATTTTGTCCAAATACTATCTTTAAATCTTGGATTTTCTTCTGTGAAATTTGTTTCCAATCCTGATAAAGGAATTTCAAATTTTTCGGTTACTACCTTATCTTTCATCGTCTAAAATTTTAAATTCTAATTCCATACACAAAGTATTATCTTCGCCCTTTAGTTCATTTTTTTTACCAATAGGATAGGCTTTAAAGCGCTTTCCTTCAGAATATATAAAACAAAGCCTACTTGAAAGGATATCATCAATTAGACTGATTTCTTCTTTTAGAATCCACCCTGTATTGATGGTTAATGGTCTTGATTTATCAGTATCAAACTTTTCTTCAGGAAAATCTTTAGATTCACCAAGTAGGTGTTCAAGTTCTGCAGTTGGATTAACATATCCGGATCCGCTAAACCAATCAAAAACTAAATTTTGATTTTCCCACTCAATATGGATCGTATTCTCTGGATTTGGCAGCGGGATAAATAGCATTTCATTAGCCTCAATTAAATTGGTTTTGAGTGCATCTTTAAATTCACTTCGGAGAAAAGTGAATTGATCAACTGTAAACTTCGGAACATGAGCCGGCTTAAGGTTTTTGTATTGTTGAAATAACTTATTAATATCATCCTTCTCAGTAAGTCGATCTATACTCAGTTTCAAAATACTGTCTGAATACGTCGATCTAATATTGTGATCTGTAAAAAGAGGAAAATATTTAGGCTTTTTTCCAGGAGCGAAATAAACATTATTGACTGTGAATGTAGATAGAACCTGATCCTGATCATTAAGTTCTTCAAAGGTCATATTAACCAGGGCTAAATCATATTGATAAACCGGGTCTAAAGAATTAACTACATTTTTAGCTTTAATAAAAAAATCGTTAATCTCATTACCTGGATAGAACTCAGCTATTCCCTTGAAAAAAGGAATGGCATATTCTTGATTTTCTTGATAAGTTTCACCAAAACCTTTTAAATACATATCTAACGTCATTCTTACGTAAGTTGAACTTGAAGCTGTTTTAGTGATTAGAACTTTGTTTTTATCTTTCGCAAAATAGTAGGTTGAGCCACTGAAATCATGTTTAATCGACTCAATCACATTGATGGCCAACATTACTTTTCTTATCACGCTGCCAGACCTTAGCAATACTTCGCCGGAATAGTTACCAACTGCCAGTGATGATGAATTCACTGTTGTTATTTTCAAAATTCCGTTTACTATAACTGCTGATTCTATGAAGGATGGGATTGTGTCGACTGAAATATTTAAATTATTCGGATTAGAAATTGCAACATCAAAAGATTTTACTTCAGATAAATTCCGCTGTAATGAGAAATTGAGATTGGTAGGATTTACATAAAAAAGTGTAGCATCGTTAATTACTGCCAAATTAACGGTTACGTTTTTTGTGAATGATCCAATCTGTAAATTTACAGTACCAGAATAATTTCCTACAGCTTTAGCCTGAAGAACTGAATTATTTTGAAAAGTAAGATGTCGCTGCGAATTCACTGATTCCTGCAGTAAACTAATAAAAGGCTCAGAAGCTGTAACAGTTATTGGATCGGACACAAAAGCAATAATTTTAGAATCGCCGGACAAAGAATTATCTGCTTTATTAAAGCTCAAATTATAAACACTTTTGTCAGTAGGAATTCCGGTACCGGCTTGAACCGTTATTGAAATTTCAGTGTAAAACGATTCTAAAAAATTTTCCTGGTTATTTTGCAGACCATAAGCTTCAATTACTACAGGAATGATGTGCGTTCCTACAGATAAATTATCCAAATTCTGAAAATCACAGAATACTCTTTCAGTGATCAAGTTTGTTTGATTGAATGTATCCCCGACTAATTTAACAGATGTTAGATTCGCAAAGTCAACAGAATTTATATTTTTCTTCAGCTTAAAGCGAAAATTGGTATAGTTACTGTAAACAAATTCAAGCTCTGGAAATGTGATATCCTGGAATAATTGTCCCGGCGTAGATGTACCCATTTGCCACACTTTATTTAATTGAGAAGGAGTTATTTTCCAGTCTCTGATTGGGACTTCTGTTTGTGCTGAAACAATCGTACACATAGAGCCTCCTCCATGACCTGGAGGGCAAACAGTATAATACTGAGTTACAAATTTGGTTCTAATTGGCATAAGTATGGGATTTTGTCTTTATATAATTTTTTAGTTTTGTCAGTATTTCTCTCGAGATAATTCCAAATTTCAATTGCAAAATTTTGTAAATAAATTATCAGTCTTTCAGGACGCTCTTCTATCATTTTAGCCATCGGAAATAAAATATTTTTGTTTCTGATTAACTTCTGAAAACCGATCATTGAGACTATGAAATCAATATCTTTTATTCTGTATTCTTCAGTAAAATCACCGTTTAGAATTTTTGAAACGGATCCAACCAAATACAGATTTTCACCGGTGATCTCTCTAACATTTTTAACCAGGATATCACAATACTCATTCAATACCGGCGCTTCGAAAATCTCGAGATTTTGAAAATTATTTTCTTGCATTTCTACTCTCTATTTTGTCGCTTTTTTTGACAGCTGTTTTTATTAATTTTCCATTTTTCTCATTTGCAATCATGTAGGCAATGATTCCTTCATCATCTAATTTTCTAAGCAAAACCAAAAGTTCCTGAAGAACATAATTGTTTTGGATCATGTACTCGGTGCTTTGTGTATTAGGGGTATTTGGAGCGATATCATTTGTAGTGTTTTCAACAAGTCCTCCTTCAGCATAACCTTTATTATTACCTTGTCTGACGCTTTCCAGGTAGTCAATTACTTTTGCATATCGGGGATGTTCTACCATCCATTCAGGAGCAACCCATTCATTTGCGTGAACTACACCTGCAGGAACAGCTCCGGTTTCATCTGGAGAACCAAAGCCAGTTCCTGTGTGACCACCTTTAAAAAAACTTGGTTTATCAGGAAGAGGAGTACTCATTACAGTTCCTAACTGAATAGCACCTAAAGTTCCAATTACTACAGCTGCTATTGTTCCTCCAATCGGTCCGAGTTGACTGTAAGCCTGCATAATTGCCAAAGATGTACTTGCAACGATTTCGGCCACTTTAAGTGCTCGTTCTACCTTTGCCTGCTTGTAAGATATTTCAGCCTTTTTATTTGCGGTTTCTGCCTCGATGAGTTGTACTTTTTTGTTGTACTCTTCCTGGCTAATTAGTCCTTCATTTAATTGTCTTAACAGTTCTTTTTTCTTGTTAGAATTGTCTTTTTCAAATTTTGACATTTCACGATTGGCCAAATTTTGCTGAAGCTGAGCAAAACTTTGAAAAGCACTTGAAAGAGCTTGTACAACCATCCTAACGGCTGTGATTTTTCCTTTTGTCGTGTCAAGATTTTTCCAGGTATCTTCCCATTCTTTCGCCGAAAATCCGAGGATATCAATCTTTTCTTTTTCAGCATCGTTTTCCTCAACTACTTTTTTCGAATCGGCTTCATTTCCACCTTTCATGGCAGATTTTACACCGGTGATTCTGATATTTAATTCATCAAGATCTTTTTTTAATTTTGCAGTAGCTTCTGAAGAAAGAGAAGGATCATTAATTAGTTGATTAAGCAGTTTTTTTTGTTCCTCAAGAAACTTTAACTGAGAATCTAAATAAGCACGATCTGCATTTTCTCTGAGTGCTTTTTTTGCATCTTCCAAAGTCCGGATGTTTCTCAGCTCTAAATCCGTGAGCTTCAGATATTGCATCTCTGTAAGAGCCTCACGAGCCTGATCCATGGAAGTTATGTTGTTGATCATATCTTCCTGAGAATTTCTCTCTAGATCAGCTTTTCTTTGAAAGTTCTCAGCAGCCAGATCATAAGATGACATTTGCCACTTTTCCTCAATTCGTAAAAGATTGAAACCGTGGGTTTGGAACATTTGATCTTCAATCTGATTATTCAGACCGATAAGTTCTTGTCTCTTTTTATTGGTTTCCTGAAGCTGAGCAATTGCATTATCAAAATTTTTCTGAGCCTCCGGAGATTTAGTTTCTTTACGATCCCGCTGCAGCTTTAAAATTTCATCATCAGTTTTCTTGATCTGATTTTTAATTTCAGTATTTTGCTGGCCGATTTCAGATTTTCTATTTTCGTAATCCTGGATTTCGAGATCCCATTCCTTCTGTTTGCTTTCCTGAAGTATTTTAAATTCTTCGTCTTTCTTGGATCGCTCCAGCTCTAGAAATTTTTTGTCTGAATCAGCTTTTGCTTCCAGAGATTTGTTGTAAGCTTCACGGGCTTTTTCCAGATCATCATTCTTCTTTTTCTCAACTCCTGCAGTCTTGTCTTTCTTCGCATCCGGAACAACTATATTTTTTGGAACAACAACATTATCAGTGGGGGTATCATAAGTTGATAATTTTGTTATTTCATCACTAAGTTCACCAGCTTCATCGTTCAGGCTTTGAATCGCTTTATTTCTTTTTTCATAAATATATCCGTAAGTATCCATCATACTTTTGGCATAATCATCTCCATATTTTTTTCTCCAGGTATTAAATTGCTTTATTTGATTTTTATCAAGATTTTTCAACTCAGAAGGAGAAAGAAACGACATATTCCTATCGATCCAATCGCCGCCATCCTTCGCAAAATCTTTAATATCCTGATCTTCCAAATCGATTTTTTTCTCCGAAACTTCATCAAGTTTTTTGTTCAAAACTTTGATTCTTGAGTTACGTAGGAGCGCATCTGAATAGGCTTTAACAGCGTTGGTTGCTTCCTGAGTCTTTATGTTTTCAAGAGTTAGATTGCCCAGGTACTGAGGACTTAATTCGTTAAGTTTTTTGATTGCAGCACTTCGTTTCTCTTTTGAAACATTATCATCCTGAGCAACTTTTAAAAGTTGATTTAATTCATTTTTTTGCGAGACAATTCCCTTTTCAGATTCTTTATTTATTGCGTTGAGCTTTTTTTGTTTTTCAGCAGCTTCATCAATTGAATCTGAAAACATAACCATAGCAGTTACAACAGCTGTGATGACTGCGATTAAAACTCCTATAAGGTTAGCTTTTGTCGCAATATTAAACGCTCGCATCGCAACTGTAGCACGAACGGTATTTCCGGTTAATAGGGCTTTTGCGGCTGCATATAATAATGTGGCAGCTCGAGCGGTAGTATCCCAGAATACTTTTGCTTTTTGGACCAGATTATATACTAGAGTTTCACGAGTTGCATTTTTAGTTGTTAGAACCAAAATTAAAAGTGCAGCATTGTATCCAATTACAGCAGAAACAGCTACTATAAAAAGTTTGTAAAGAGCAGATAACCTCTCTTTGAAAATAATAATTCCGTCACCGGATTCATCAGTAACACCAGTTAACCAACCAACAGCCTGGATAAGACTTTCGAACCTATTAATGATGTTCGTAGACGTAAACATGTCTCCGAAAGCATTCTTTATTTTTTCAAGAATGGCTGGAGCGTTATTGTTTTTTTTGTTGAATTCATCGGTTAAAGACGTCATTTTATCCATCTCTTCACCGGCAGTTTGCATCGATCTTCTAAAGTCGTCAGTTCTATTCGCAGCAGCACCGATCACTTTCTGAACTTCCAGTGAGTTCAATTTTAGACTTTCAAAGATTTTAGAGGTCTCAGTTCCTGATACACCCTTCATTCCGGAGGCGAATCTTAAGAAGAATTCTTCCGGCTTTGTATTTAATAATTTTTCAGCTTCAGCAACTGACATCTGCATAGAAATAGCAAAACCTTCAATATTTCCTCCGGCTGTAGATAGAAAATTTGAGATACCTGAAGATGCAATCTGAGCATCGATTCCGGATTCTTCAAAAGCAGCTCCAAGACCCAATACCTTATCAATTGCAGGACGCAATGATTCGGGTAAGTTCCCGACCCGGAGTGTGAAATTTGCAATATTTCCTTCGCTCGCAGTTCCTTGAGCTGCCAAAGTATTCATTGCAGAACCAACTTTATTAATTGCGTCTGCATAAGTCAGTTCTTTTGTGCCGTTGAATAAGCCTTTGATTTTTCCTAGTTGATCAACTACGCCCTCAAGACCGCCATCAAAAGAATCTCCTAAAGCCACATAAGCTTTATCAACTTCCTGGACAAAATCTTTCATTTCCTCCAGAGGAACTCCCAAACGACCTCCAACTTCAGCAATTTTCAAACGTTCAAGCTTACCAGTTCTGGTATCCATCTCATCGAATTGAGTCCAGAGATTTTTAACTTGATCTGAAGACATCCCGGTTGTTTTCTCAACGTCAGTCATCGCGTCAGCAATTTTCAGAAGCTGATCAACAGTCGCTTTGCCTTTTGAAATCAAATTTTCAAAAAACATCGAAGCTGTATTTGCCGTAAAAACTTGTCTGAAGGTATCGCCGAAACTTATTAAGCCGTTACGGAACAGACCTAAAAAACCACGCGATCTATTAAGAGCGCCATCAAGTGTATTGATTTCATTTCGCACTTCTGCAAAGCGAGCTCGAGCTCTACTCAGTTGTTCTGCAGTTGCTGTAAATTCTCTGGTACCAACTGGAAGACGACGAAGATCACGCTCTAAACTTCGAGTGATTCGTTGGACATTCTGAAATGTATTTTGTACTTGATTTCCGTTGATATATAGAACTCCGGTTGTGGAGATTGTATTTCCTGCCATCTTGCTGTAAGAATTTCCTGCAAGATGTTATCTGAAGAGATTTTTAGAAAGGACAAAAAAACTGTGTACATCAAAAGCGTTTTTATGTACACAGTCTTCTAAGTATGTACATTAAATATTAGAAATGATTCTCCGGATATCAACCATAATTGCTTCTGATCTGAGCCTTACAATTTCATTCATGACAAATTCTTTCACGCCTGAAGCTTCCACGGCATCATCAATAAATGGTTGAGCTGCCATTTTCATCACATGAGCTTTAAAATTATAAGTTGTCTCCTGGGGACGGTGCCGAGTTCTGGATCCGGCATCTCTGACACCGTCAACTCCAAAATTTTGGATAAAGCCATGTTTGGCCATCTTAATCGCAAGACTTCGCATGAAAAACTTTTGATTCCCGGCTCTGGCAGTTCCATACTTTTTAAGTTTTGCGACCGATGTTGCATCTTTCAAAGATTTATCGCCTTCCTTTCGGTTTACATGATCAGCAAAGGAACTGGTTTTACTTCGCAGTGAAGCTTCCAACATTTGTTCAGCTTTGTCTGCAACTTCACGTTCGTTATTGTACATTGATTTTATTTTGAGCTAAAATAAAAACTCCGGATATCCTTGTAAAGGACTCCGGAGTAGGGAATGTTTGTGTAATTCTGTAAACTAATTGAAAACTAAATTTTTAAGACTAATTTAAAAACTGTAACAAGAGTTTTTTGATGCAGAATAAAAGTGTAAATTAAGTTCTTTCGTAAAGATTCCAAACTAAAATTCTACCGACTTCTTGCTCTTCAGAAATTTCTTCAGTCCACTGTGTTTTCTTTTTAATTATAACTTTTTCAGTTAGAATTTTCTGAGAATGTTTAAATCCTAATTCTTTCAAAATATCAAAAACATCATGCTGTGTAATAGGTTCATTGGGTATCACACCTCGAAACCAATTTAAGACAGCACCGGTTTGCATTTGAATATTATCACCTCCATCTGGAGTGGGTGAATAATACTGAAGGATAATATCCTTCATTTCTTCTTTGTAATCATCCATGAGCTTCAGGTTTTAAAATTAGCATTAACGACTTAAATTTAGCCGGATTTCTGTTAATAACATGGTACAAAGAATTAAGATTTGAAAGTTGATTTTTTATTAATTTCTCGTGATTTTCAACAACATCGTTGTCAATTCCTAAATTAACAATTACTTCATTTAAATCAGCTCTTAATTCTGCACTTGAATTCATGACATCGTAGAAATCTTCTAGCCAGTCAGAGAATGCCTCATTAAATTGCTTTGCCATGACCTTCGTATTTTTCGTTAAAATTTTTGATCATGTTCACATAGGCGAGGTCGAAAGTAGGACCGAAAGCAAATGCAGTTCTTTTGGTGGTATAAGAACTGAAGAGACATTTTACAATGCCGGCTTCCATGTAGCTGGAGGAAATGGTGCCATTATTCTGTTTAAGAAAATCAAAATTCTTTGATAGAATTGGTCTTTCAGATAATAATCTGGTTTGTCTTCTTCTTCCTAAAAACTTACTTAAGCTTCTGTTTTTAGTTGTTTTGGATGGGTTTCGCATTTTATATTTATTTAAAAATTGTTTTCAAATAAACCAAGAAAGAAAAGAAAGTCTTGATTTTCTTGGCAGTCGCGAAACCCAATCATCCGAAGAAGATATCCAATACTCATCAAGACCTAAGTCTTATTTTTATCGTAAAAAGTTAGTTGAAGATTTTTAGGACTTCTTCAGGTCAACTGGGTTTCGCTGTAGCAAAGATATATAAAAAAAACAATCTGCAAAATTTATTGCAGATTGTTTTTATGTTTAGTGTTCTTAACCTATAACCGGAGACTTGTAATAACATAGACATATCGCAAGATCAAGATCAATGTCTTGGGATTCAAAATGCTTCTTAAAAAAATCTCTTTCAAATGTACTTTCCATCAACTCGTGAGCTACCTCCAAAATATCCAAAGCCATCTCAATGTTTCGAACCGCACACAGATAAGTAGCTATTTCATTTTTATCATTAGTTAGTTTAAAGTTATGTCTTGCTTGTATTCCCATTCCTTCGAATGGAAGCCCATCCACCAGGAAACCTTTATTACTTTTTGCGAGATCGGAAATGTTTTTTGCATGTGTTCTAACTGTAGTATTCATAAATTATAATTTTTTCTAAAATTACATCATTTTGAATATTTTGCCAAATAGATAGCTGAAATAGCAGCTTGTTTTGTTACGCCAATGTTCGTATCTGCATTGTCAATTACATGTCTTAAAATTTGCATTTCTGTGACCGGTTCAGGATATTCCTCTTTAATTTTTTTCTTTAACGTAATCAAGCACGAAGTAAGACCATTTAAGTTCTTTTCACTTTCCGAAAGTTTATATTTAGAAAGAATCATTCTTATCAGCGGTTTAATTTCCTGAACTTTCGGAAAACCATCAAATTCTACAGACATCACTGTATATGGATCAACCTTGATAGTGTTTTTTTGCTTTTTCATATTTTTTTCCAAATATAAATATTGTCTGATCACTGACAAATATCTTCTAAATCTTTCCAGTCTGCAAAATCAACCTTTAACGGCTGCTTATTTTTAAGATTAAATAAAACATCAACACCAAAATCACCTGCAGATAATTCGACCGGTTTGATCTCGACAGAATCTTTCAGGAAGGCGTTGTACAAAAAATGATCAGAATTGAAAGATTCGTATCTCATCCTTGCGAGTATTTTTATGGCCAATTGCTCAGCATCATGAATTGCCTGGTACTGAGCATCAAGATCGCCGGGTTTAATTTTGTTAAACATAATCGCAAAACCAATTTTTCTCACAGCGACTGAGTTATCGTTTTGTCCGTCGAAGCCTAATGTATATCTGAAGAGCGCTAGAACCGGCGATTTTAAGCCCTTTACAGATGATGTTTTAGAACTCCATTCTCTCTCAAAAAAACCAACGAAATCATTAAGAAACGTTGACTGCATTACTAAATTTTCGAAGTAATTTTTCACTTCCAAATAACTATTTTCTTTCATTTGATTGGGCTTTTGCTTTTGCGCGGTGATATAAAATACTTTCTGACAGTACGCTTAAGAACTCGTACACACGGACTTTATTGACATCTTGTTTTTTTCCTAAAGGCTGAAGCTCGTCCATTGACATCCCTATAATAATTTTATCGAATGGAATAAACTGATCATCTTTTTTGGTGAATACGGGTTGCAGTTTTTTTTCTTCAGAATCCTTTTTTGCTTCAGGAAAAACGACTTTAAAGGTTTTTGAAATTTCATTCCTGGTGAAGAGATAGGCGAGGGCTATAACCTCCATTTGCTTCACCGGAATTTTTCTTGTGATGGCATCTACAGCAGCGATATCTAAATCATCGTATTCTTCTTTGATTCTGTACAACGATGCTACAAGTCTCTTTAAATTAAGAGTTGTCCGATCTTTATTCCAAAAGTAGAAGTACGTGTCGATTGCATTAAATTGACGGACTGTAATGTCACCAATTGCGTCAGCTGGTTTAATTAAGCCGGGGATATCCGGGAATGAATAAAAATCTGCTTTCTCTTTGATGAAAGTTGTGTATTTACTGAGTTCTGATAATGGAACGTTTCTCCGGAGCTTATCCCAATTATACAGATCAGAATTTGAAGTTGATTTTTGGTAAATGATGATAATCATTTGAATGTAAGCTTCTGAGAAGTCCTCAACCGGAGTGTTTAAATAAAGATGTGCGATCTCCTGAAGCTGCCATTCGTTAAGGCCATCCCACGATTTTGCGATCTCGATATATTCTGCCATTCTTTTAATTTGATGGCAATATTGGATATCTTCTGACAGGTAAAAAGGACAAACTTTCCAAAAAATTTTCAAGAATTTTCCAAAGTTTTTTAATTTTGAAGAATGAAACTAAGAGCTATTATTGCAGAGGCAGTTCTGCCTGAATCCTTTTTAATTGTTATAAAATTTGAAGGCGATAACAGAAATAAAAAATTTCATGTCGCTTGCTCATTTAATCCTTTTCAAAAAGGAATGAGAATCTTCGAGACCTGGGAACTTATATTGAAGTTAGATAGCGAGGAAGTTATTACCGATGGTTTTGTAAAATATGAGACTATTTTGACTTGTGATAAAGCTTCACCGGTGGAAGAGATTGGAAAAGGAAAATAATATTTTAAAAAAGACTTTTCTTTTAAAAATATTTAAACTATATTTTTTTATAAGTTTATCATATTAAACTTTTTAAACTATGAACGAATTTAATTTCAGTGAGGTCTTCAATAAATATGAAGATAAAATAGGAGAGATCACTACAAATTACATTAATGACCTGAAAAGTCAGAATTTATCGCATTTTGATATGACTAGTTATATGACTCACAAAATAGTCGAATTAGAATCCGATTTGACCAACGAGTTGTCTCAATTTGCAACCACGTATGTTAATGATACAGCAGACCTGAGAGCGCAACAATTAATCACTACTGATCCGACGGTTTTGATTAGCTTTCAAATTCATATAAATATGCCGAAAATCAAACTATTAATAGCTATGTACAATCATGAAGCCGATATTGTAATGAGACGATTCATTCCATAACTAATGTAAAACAATAAAAAAGAGTATCAAACTTTGATACTCTTTTTTACTGATTAAACTAAATCGTCATATTTTTTCAAAATATTCGCAAGACCTTTTCCGATGACATCTTTAAATGATACAATACTTTCAACAGCTCCGATTCCTGTAATGAAATCAACTTCTACCAAAACCGAAATTCCGGATCCGAGATTCAGAATTCCAATTCGAGAATGCTGAGAGTTATTTTCAGGCTTCACTCCACGATTTTTAATTCCTAGTGTTTGACTCAAAAATTCATTAACCTCGTTCGCCATTTTGTAAGAATTTGAATTTTTGCTTTCAAAATCTTTTTTGTTGACATAACACTCAACGCCGCGAGTCGTATTGCTTACTGCAGCGTTCAAATGGATATCAAAAACAACTGAACCTGAAGCCGGTTTAATTCTGGTTTGATACTGCTTGTTTGTTTCCCAATCTTTATCTACAACGATGTTTTTGTCCTCACTGTAATCAACGATTGAATCGCGGATGATCTTAGTGATATCGGCCTCCTTGTGGCCATTTGCTACGGCTCCCGGATCAGCATTGTTGTGACCTGCAGAAACGTATGTTCTTAATGGAGAAAATTGTATCATATTATTTGTCAAAAATTGATTTTACAGCCCACATTTTTGCGGTTTCTAAGTTTGTGATCGCTACAGCTCTCGATCTTGGATCAAGCTCAGTGTTATCATTTAGCGTTTTCTTAAGCTCTTCGAACTTCTTTTCAAATTCAGCTTTTGTTTCTAAAGGTGATTTCATTCTTTTATTGTTTGTTGATTAATCTTAAATACCAATTACTTTTCTTTAACCAGTTCCAGAGCCACCGCAATATTTCCCGGAGCATAAATCCGGCAAACAAAATATAGTACCAGGGATAGGCTTCTTTGTATTTATCAACGTATCTAGTCACAGTTTTATAAGTGGTTTGCGATTTGTAAGTTATATGAGACCAATAGGTAGTTATGGTATTGGTTTCGGTAGTTCGTACAACTTCTTTCTTCTCTGATTTCTTTTCAAAATTGATTTCTGCATTGGTAGTTCCGTGAAAGAGCTGACCATCTGGAGAAGTAAAATTGAAATAAGAATTTTGGCCATTTACAGGTTTTACTGAAATATTGTAGCCATCATTCACAATCCGTATTGAAGCATTTTCAAAAGTCCGGATGTTTGTATTTCCTCCAGATGATTCTGTGAAATCTATTTTTTCAGTTCCTTCAGAAGTTGAAGTCAATTTGTTTTTTTTCATTGATCCACATGAGATCAATAAAAAACTAAGCAGCGTTATTAAGATCGTTTTCATCGTTTAATTTTTCAATTTTTTTAATTTTCATGTTTAAAATTTTTGTCAGCGTTACAGCTGCTCTAATTTCCATCTTTGCCATGTTTTCGGCGATACTCAGAAGAATGAATATTCCTATGGTCAAGACAAAGGAGTAGTGTATTGTAGCTACGGTTCCGACGCCCATGTCTTTAATCCAGTCCGGAGTGATAGCAGAAGTTTCCAGTCCTCTTTTAAAAGTATTGGTTAAGAAGATCACGGAAAACATCACGAATGGCTTAAATATCCCCCTGAAGAAACGATCACTTTCAAATTTCCCATCTAAATAGACAAGATTTGCATAAAGACCGACACCCAGATCTACTAAGGTTCCTGCGGCGAAGAAAACCCACAGCAACATCGAAATACCACTGTGAGTTTCAATAAATCCGGAGAAGATCCCGAAAGTCAGCGAGCTCGCAAAAATACTTCCAAATAATGGGTGGTATTTTCCGAAGAAATCAGCAACATTTAGGAAACCCATGAGCTGAAGAATATAGTTTATTGTTTTCATTGTATAATTTTTTCATATTTTCGCAGTAAATAAAACTGATGATTAAATTTTTTAACAGCCTGATCAATCTATTTAGTTCAAATTCTGCAAGAAATATTGACAAGAATTTGGCTTATTACCAACGAGAGGCTAAAAATTATCATTTAGATACTTCGCATCTTCAAAACTTGGAAGTTTCTATTAAAAACACTGAAGATCCAAAACTGAAGCATCAACTTAAAGTTGAATTAAAAAATTTGTTAGAATCATTGGTTTTTAGTAGCCCTGAAGGTCAATCAGACAGAGCTTGGTAGTACACTATTTAAGAATCTCCGGAATATCTATAAAAACACGTTTCAGCATTTCTTGACAACCAACTTCAATCGGATGAAGGTTATCGTAAAACAATGCAGAATTAATATTTTGTCCGTTATTGTTTAGAGATGTTGCCAAATTAAATTTGAATCCAATCTCACTTTCTTTAACTGCTTGAATTATTCTACTATTGATAGTATTGTGATCAGATCCATTAGTGCAAGTCAACAAACAAAATTTGGGATTTATTCCAGCTGCCAGACACTTATCTCTTAAAATTGTATAGTTTTCGACAGTTGCATTGTTAATATTATTGATTCCTATTAAAAAAATGGCGTATTTAGGTTTTAAAATTCCTAACTCACTATCAAACTTGTTAATAATATCAACAAGTGTTTGCCCGCTTCTTGCACAGACTCCCAATGATCCTTTAATATGTGGTTCCATCAGTTTACACCATCTTTTAGACTTATCATAAACCATTATTCCTTCGGTAATCGAATCACCTAAAATTATAGTATCAAAATATCTTTTTAAAGAAAATATTTTTAGATCCTTTATTGAAATTATACCTCCTGAGTTTGTGTAGAAGGAATATGATTGCTGCTGTCTTCCACCAGACCATCCATTAAAAATCAGTTGAGATTTTGCGCCACTTATTGTATCGATAACAATTAATGTATGAAGCATATCTTCAAAACGCAGTTCAACAAGATATTCACGACCGGCCACATACGGTATCAAATTTTCTTCCTTTAAAACTGAAACATCAGAAACACCTGCAGTTGCAATTTCTGCATTAGGCCATTGACCTAACAAGACATTAAATATTTTTAATTTTCCCTCAGCAAAATTTATAGCAAACATACTTGCACCATCATCATTAACTGCATACCAGTTTTTTAGTTCTATTCTAAAATCTGTATTTGCAGATGGCAGAATCCTAAAAATAATTTTTCGTTGATTTAAATTATAATCCTTTCTAAGAATTAAATTGTTATTTCTCCCGTTTATTGTTGATGTAATTTTTTTATTTGCTGTATCCAATTGCCATGATGACCCTAAGAAAACTGGATTAGGTTTGGAAAAATCTTCAGCAAAAAGTAATTTGATAGTTTCATCATCAGTTTGACTTAGTTTTGATTCTATTAATTCATTGATTTTGCCTTTAACTACAACCGTATTCGAAGCAGAACTAAAGGTATATTCCAGTGGCATTGTGATGTCAAAAACTCCCAATGGATTGTTTGCATGAGTATCTACACCCTTACCTGTATTGTCATAATAGAATTTACCAGAACCTTCTGATGCCATTCCTATCCTATTGTTTGCAGGTAAATTTAGATTCAGATTTTGAAAAACATTATCACCATCTATCGAGAGATTTAATGTAGTTAGAAGAGTAGGATTAAATTGTTCATCTACAGTGTAAAGCTTAATTGTACTGAATCCTCGTATTCTAATTCTACTTATAATAGTGTCCACATTTGACGGAACAATCATAGGCGTGTAAATAATTCCATTTTGTGCGGAACCGGTTCCTTCTGTGAAAAAACTCCAATCAGAATTACTGGAAGCAATACTTTCTCCAGCGACTTTTACCCCGCCAAAATATTCGACATCTAATAACTTTGCTGAAACCGCATGTTCAGAATCGGTCTTATCATAGGACTGAGCCATTGATAATCCTTGAATTTCAATTTCAGATTTATCCCATGCTAATCCATCATAAGAAAGAATATTAAAATTTTTGCCTAAAAATGTGAATCCACCATAGTTAGGATATGTCCCTTCTTTTGCAATAAACCATTTTGATTGTCCTGGTGTAGTTGATATGATATCAGAAGCTTTAACAATACCGCCAAAAGACGAAGTTAACATTGCATCATCAGGAATTATACTTGCAATTGAATTTAAAATTAAATTCATTACTTGTCCTGTTATTTCCTGAACGCCATTACCGGTAATGTATTCATTTATAGCGGCAATAAGTTGTTGTTTGTTCATTTCTAAGGTGAGAGTTTATTTTTAAAAAAATCATTATTAAAATCGTTATTGAAGTCACCAGGTATGGCTAAATGATCAATTGAGGAGCTGTATAGAAAAACCGGTGAATTGCAATTAATACCGATGGCCGCACCAGATATATCTTCATATTTTTTGGCGGTTCCAGCTTCAGAAGTGTCAATAAATGCTCTATTGCGCATGTGTCCAATCTGCCAATTATTTCCATTTGAATCCTGAATAAAAAATACAAAAGGAATATTTTTACCTCTTTCTAGAAATCCGAGAATTGAGGGTAAGAATCCCAAAATGTAAATTGACAGATTTCCTCTAGTTTTTTTGCGCCCTGCATTTCCTGAAATAAAAGCTTTCAATTCGTTTTCATCGATAAGAATATCAATGCAGCTTAGCTTTCTATCTTTTCTCATCAGGATTTGATCAGTAATGATGATCTCAGATTCCAAACTTTCTGAAGGTTTAGGAAGTGGAGTAGTAAAGAAAAATTCTTCCGGAGCATAAAATAATTTACATTTTACTCCTGAATTATATTCTCGCAAATACGAATATTTTATGTCTTGAAAGTCAATCATTACTCCACAAAAAAACCGATATCGTTATCGGTTCAAAAGGACGTTTTATGTTAAATAAATTCCTGAAGCTTTCGCCTGAATTTTTCGGTCCGGAATAGGCCCCGAATAACAAGGGAATTCATCGATATGGGTTTTTATATAGTCAGTAATCACTTTTACAGTTGAATCTCCAAGCTTCAAAAATTGTTTTCCGGACATAGCTTTCTCATCGAAGCTTAAAACCTGTGATTTTTGCCATGGAAGTTCCTCGTATTGTATTGCTACAGCATTCTGAAGAAACACGAAATTTGGTAGCAGTGAAGCGTAGTAGAGCGAATAATATACGTTCGCTTGTTTTAGAATTTTGTAGAGATTGGGTTTAGTTTTAATTTGATCCAAACAATCTGGCTGAATTTTATCCAAAATGTTAAGCGCATAAGCTTGCTCTAAAAAACTCTGCAGTAATGAAAAAACTTTCGGAGAATTTTTTATTGAATAAATCTTTTCAAACTCATCCGGAGTTTTAATATCTCCGGAAACATTTTCAAAAAAAGGAATTCTTTGTTTTAAAGCTTCTACAAACGAAAGTTTAGTGATTGCTTCGGAAAATAATTTGTCGGCAAATTTCAGCAACGACAAGCCCAAATCCCGAACGTCCCACCATGGTGCAGACTTTGTTTTACCTTCAGTAAATTGTTGAACACCATAATTGGTGATATGAACTTTAATTTTTGGAATTGAAAAAACGAAAGAGTAGTGTGTAGCTGCTTTCGTAAGTAGTCTACAAATTTCTTTTTCCACTTCTAACTCAGATTCTTTCAAATCCAAATAAACATCAATTGGGATAATTTCAAAAATTTCTCCAAATCCAAGCTCCTGATCAACGAGATCCCAATCAAAATTTTGTGGTAAAATAAAATAATTTTGAATCTCATCTTTTGAAATATAATGTTCCATATTTTCGGCGCAGTTTTCTGCATAAGTTTTTTGTTAATTAACTACTTTCTCTTGTCCGTTTTTATTTTTGTCCAAGGTTGTAAGATTGATGTTGGGAAATTTTCCAAAAACCGTCGGATCCCATGAGTTCCAGAACTTAATATTTTCAAAAATCTGAAGTGTTCTGATTTGTTTAATTGGAAGTTTTGCGCAAAGAATTGTCCAGGCTTCACGCTTATCGGATCCGGAACCGGACAATGTCTTTCCTCCGAACGCTCCGCCAGTGATTAAACATGGATCAACACCCATTGCTGTAAGAAGCTCGTAATTTGCTGCAGAACTATCTAAAAGAAAATCGCCATTACCTTGAGGTTGCTTAATCTCATCAATCTGAATACCCTTGATCTCTTTTCCGTTTTCATCCCGGAAGAACGGCGATATAATGGATTTTCCTCCACCTTTTGCGCCTTTTAATTCTGTATCAATGAGATTTACCAGATCATCTCTTTTCTGTTGTTTTTCTAATGGAGAAAAAGCATCCCAATCTTCCTGATAAATATGTTTGAAATAATCGTCAGCAATATGAATTAGATATTTTACGCTGAGTTGCTGATCGAACATTGCTTTTTTAAAAGCCGGAATTGCCAGAACTACATCAACCCATCCGTTTTTAAATGAGGCGTGCCACCCAACGGACGGATAAGATTTTTCGATAAGAAGAGTATCAATAACCGGAATAGTAAATCGGACAATTCCCTTTTCTTTACAGTAAGCTTTGACTTCTTCGATAGGTATATTAGCTCCAAAACATGGAATTACTGCAGTATTTTCTGTCTTATAATTTCCCCAGTCGGTATTGACACCAATATTGTTTATGATCCCATTTTTATCAGGAACTTCAAAACGGCATTCGGCTGCTTTTAATCGTCTAACAGAAATAATTTTATCTCCATTGGGAGAAAGTAGGTACTCAGGAAAAGCGACTCTGAAAGTTTCAAAATCTGTGATAATTTCAGAATTGAATATGTCGAATTTTGTTCGATAGTAGAAGGCAGCGATATCCGGAAACGAGCTCACTAATCTTTCTTTAAAAATTATAGCCTCTTCAGTTTCCTGACCTTGATAAAGTCTAAAGCCGGTGCCAAAATGAGCAGCTGTAAGAACTTCAAGACCACCGACCGCTACACCGGTCATTTTTAGTTTTGCAGCGAACTCTTGAGGGTACAAATTGTTATCACCCCAGGGTAACCACTTATTATCAATAAGCGTTTCTGTATTGGTAATTTTGAGATTTGAGTGTTGTGGTTCGCCTTTGACTTTATTAAAAAAAATTGCTGTCTGATTAGAGCGCCCTCCAACGGAATAAATTCCCTGAGAAATTTTCATAGTCTAAACGACATCAACGCCGTTGAATTTAATGATGAATAAAATGTGAATTTTCTTTATACCTTCATTCGTTTTAAGGTTTCTGGTACGGTTGGCAAAATGATTAGGATTCTTGAAATCAATTTTTTGAGATAGACGAATAAGTCCGGGCTTTTTCGGTGGTTGCATTAGTACAGCATTTTCATAAGTGACCAATCGACCGCCGGATTTATTTTGACTGTTATAGGTTCTTACAGTAACATCAAAAGGGATAGGATTTTTGTGTTCATCCAACCTTCTCATTTCCGTGAGAACATCACTCAAAAGTATCTCATTTTGCATACTGCGAATATCAACCTGACACCTGACGAAATAAAGGACACTATTTAAAAGCGATAATTTACACCCTCGTTTCTCATGGTCATTTTTTTTAAGTATCAATAATTCAAATTTTTAGCAAAATTTTGAGGGGTCATTCTCAACGCTTTTTCTCATTGAATGAGGTTGACCCACACAGTCGCCTTATACCTTTCTACAATTGCAGTTTTCGATTTTTACGAAATATGCCAGGGCAAAATCTCAAAAAACGCCCTCACAGAGCGTATAAAGCCGATTTTCGTGAAATTTCAATGAAAATTGATGCAAATCCGGACCCCGACACGAGTCGCGGGACGTTGACGCGCCGATTCGACACGAAAAAACCTGCGTTGTGCAGGTTATTTCAGTATTAAATTGGTAACAGGGAATGATGAGTGTCTTCGAAGGTTGATCAGGTGCCAGAACTGCCAGAACAAACAGTAATCAAGCGTATCACTAAAGTGAGTTGCATGTTCCTGAAGAGTAGTAGTGCTTCTCTCAGAGCCTTTATCTTTTTCAAATGCATCATTACCTTTCAGCGGTGCATTCTCCATTGATATAATAAGGTTAGGACAGTTATCGCTATTGATTCTTACAGCTGGCAGCATTACATTTGTTTCAGATAAGATCGCATTGATGAGCTTATACTTATCAGCATGAGCCGGGTTGTTTGTATTAGGAGTCTTATTAATAACCTTCCATCCGGCCATTCGTAGCTTATTCATAACATCCTCGGCCAATGTGGTCTTTGAGTTGGCCTCCTTCTTATTTCCATACTTATCGTAATACAAATGGATCTCGTTTGAACTGGCCTTATGTGACTCATAATAATCAATGAAGTCCTGTATCAGATCATCCAGGATATCAGGATTCTTCCGGTAGAATTCTTTAATGAAGTTTACTTTGTTCTGAGACTTCAGATATTGAGATACTGTCAGACAGTTGATCTTTCCACCAAAGTCAAGATTAACCTGAAGCGGTTGTCCTCGTACCAAATCATCATCATACTTACAGCTCGGCTTGAAGGTTTCACTAAGTTCTAACCCAACCATTGCAATATTATATTTATAGTTATAATAATGCACTGGAGGCTTTAGTTGAGCATAGAAGCCGTCCTGTACTCCGATAGGATCAATGTTTAAGATTTCGGCATTAAAGAGCGTCTTTGACAGTGCCTCTTTCTCCATGTCATTAATCCATCCATCCTTCAGGTTGTGAGCATTGACATAAGCATTTGCTTTAATAAACAAATGTTTCTTCAGATGTACTGGAACTTTGTTTCTTACTTCCTCCAGGTGAAGTTTCTCTCTATGATGAATCCATTCACCCTTTTTGGTCATAGGAACCGAGGTCACAAAGATTTGAGCGTGTAACATCGGTCTGTTTTCAAAGATGGCTTTCTTTGCTCTGTTAGTCGTGATAACGTTGTTGTAGAGGCGCTCATAAGTTAGTAGCGCTGCTTCATCTCCAATTACCCAGTAAGCATTAATACCACGACCGGAATCTTTGTTGTCTAGCGAGACCATAACTGCAATTGTACCGTTGCTGAAATGAATGACATTACCCCAAGAATCCGGAGCCTGAAACGGCATCTCGAAGCCTAAATCTTTACCACATTTTCCGACAACATAATCGATCCCTTCGTAAAGACCGAACATTTCCATTCCTTCTTTTGTAGATGGAAGAGTTCTAGTCTTGATCTGAACGAAGGTTTCGCCTACAATTACTCCGGTTGATCTAGGCAGCCATTTCACAGCTGTCTTGATCGCATCACCTAAAATTGTAGACTTTCCGGTTCCCCTGGCAGCCTTAACCGTAATGTTTGGAATCTTAATGGTATTGATCGCAAAATCAACTGCAACCTGCATCAGGTTCAGTTCTATATCCCGGATTGGAAGATTGTATTTTGAAAAATTACTCATCGTCCTCCGTCTCTTCTACATTTTCATCGGCCTCTTTCCAGGATACATCTTCAGCTCCGATCTTATTGAAATCAACCACACCTCCTTCAAACATTGCTTTAAGCATGTTGTTTGCACCTCTTGGAAGATTAAGTTTGTAAACTGAAGCTTCAAGTTTTTTAGGATCGACAGTTGATTCTTTATGATCAAAGTCAAATAAAGCAGTGTAAGAATCCAAGGCTTTTCGTGCAGATTCTTCATTTCCTTTCTTTAAGGCCATTTGGTAGAGATTCCAATAATTCTCTACTAATACCATCCTTTCTGCGGCAAGATTTATTTTATCAATCGAGCCAAAAAGCTCCATAGCCAACGAGTAATCACGGTAAGCGGTTGCTTGAGATACGTTGTGATCCCGGATCAGAATTTTAACAGATTGTGCCGGAGAATATTTGTTGTTAAGTCGAAGACTCCAGATGTGAACGAGTCTGTCTTTCCGGAGAATTTCTTCAGGCGTCAGTTCCACCGAATCTTCATCGATGTACCAGGCTTTAATTCTCTGAAATGTGTTGTCTTTGGTAAATTTTACAATATCCATGACAGCGAAAATATCATCGCAAATCAGGTCAATAAAGGACATAAAAAAAGCCTGACAAGTGTCAGGCTTAAGTGTGTAAATAATTGAATTTAAACTTGCAACAGCAAATTTATAGTGTTACCTTAGACATGGTCTCTTCTAGTTAAGACCAACCGTTTCGGTGATTTTTATGTGATTTTCTTTTATCAAATCCTCTACAAATTCTGTGACTGAATTTGCTCTGATATTTTCATCATTTGTCAAAACTGCACGACGTGAATAATTAACCATAAATTCTTCAATCGTTTTTTCTTTTTGAAATGAATTCTGCCAAAGAAAAAGCACGATATCATAATTTGATATTGCCGTAAATTCTTTGTTGTCAATGATAATCTTTACCCTCATAATCTGAGGGTAAAGGTAATCATTTTTACTATGCAAGCGAAAGCTCTCTGTCTTCGAAAAATTCCTGTAAATTTTCATCTAGTATTTGGTTTAAGTCGGTTATTAAAATATTTTGCTTAGAAAATTCTACAAGCCTAGCGCAAATTAAAATCCAATTTTTTATTTTCAAAAAATTAGTGCTAGCACCGTGCTGTCTGAATTCTACCGTTCCGTGTCTTTGAAAGCTTTGTAAGTTTAATTTATAGTATCTGCTTCCGAAATATTGAGCCATTTGATTTACCGTTTGGCAGTTGTCTATTTTTTCAAAAAGCGTGGTTCTTCCGAGGCTTTTAAATCCTTTGCAATATCTGTTTGCGTTTGCCCTTCTGCTTGAGGGCATAATTTTGTCTATTTGCTCCTCAATCAAAAATTGGTTTTTTACAAGTGTTTTGAAATTTTCTATCGAATAATCATTTGCGTCAAGGTGAACGTGAACTCCGCAGGTTGTATTTACTTGAGCGTTGCTTTGTCTCAAGGCTTTGCAGGCTTTTCTAAAATCTGCTAGGCCTTCTTTTCCCTGTAAAATTGGGCTTACCATTTCTTGAGCGTTGATTCCCCTTATTGAAGCGTCCGATACAAATTTCCAGTGTGGTCTGCTTGAGTGGTTGTAGCTTTCGGTTCTGGCTTCAAGGCCTGAATTTCTAAAGTTTTGCGTTAGGCTTGGATTTGCTCCAAAAAATTCAATTTCTACTCCAAATTTTCTTGTAAATTCAAATTCAAAATTTATCGGTGTAGTTGGTTGTGGGTTGGCGGTTCTTGCTTCGTTCCATTTTTTCCAAATGTTGTAAGAAAAGCCTCTGTTACCGTTACAAATTAAATCAGCGACCTGAAGTCTGGTGAAGCCTAAGTCGAATAATGCTTCTCCTTTTTTCGTTTTTGTCCAGTTGCTGTTTAAAATTTCTTCGCGTGTCATATCGTATTGTTTTCTAATTATTTACAAGTCTAAGTACGCTCTAAACCGTCAAACACGCAAGTCATAAGTGCTTTATTTTCAATAAAAAAGCCTGACTAATGTCAGGCTTCGCAATGTCTTAAAGACCATGTCTAAGATAAATAAAATAAGGTGCAGAAGCAAGTTATTCTGCTACTATCTGGGGCAATAATTCATCAATCTGCTCATTTGTGAGCTTTGTACCATTTCTTCTGATTTCATACGTCAGGTTGTTATCTTTCATGTAATGGATCCAACGACGGGCGATCACATCTGCAAACCTTGGATCCAACTCAATCCCGCGGCATTGTCTCCAGGTCATTTCACAAGCGATCAAAGTTGATCCGGATCCAAGGAAAGAATCTCCGACGATATCCTTTTGTTTTGATGAATTTTTAATCAGGTAACTCACAATATCCAAAGGCTTCATTGTTGGATGATCGGCATTGCGCAGCGGCTTATTGAATTCTAAGATTGTGGATTGTTTTCGGTCCGAAAACCATGGATGCGAAGCGCCTTCTTTCCAGCCGTACAGAATTGGCTCATGCTTCCAATGATAATCCTGACGACCCATTACGATTGAGTTTTTTGCCCAAATCAAGCATTGCGATAATTTGTATCCGGATTGCTTCAGGGCATTTCGGAAATTAGCACCTTCAGAATCTGCATGAAATACATAAATAGGTGCTCCAAGCTCGGCGTTAATAAAACATTCCTGGTAGAAAAGATATAAGAAACTGAAGAACTCATCGTTCGACATATTATCATTTTTAATCTTCAATTTATCCTTTGTCCCACCTTCGTAGTTTACGTTGTAAGGCGGGTCTGTAACGATTAGGTTGAATTTGTCGTCTCCTAGAATTTTTTTGTAATTTTCTGAAAGTGTAGAATCTCCACACGTAAAAACGTGCTTAATTCCTTTTTGAGTAGATATCAGTTCGTAGACATCGCCTTCGACGGTTCTAGGAACTGCAGGTGGTTCCGGATCAAAGTCTTGTTCCTCTTCATCCGGAACAAATGCATTATCTTTCAAAAATTCTTCAAACGCTCCTAAATCCATTCCGATATCTTCCAGATCAATATCCTGGAAAAATTCTTCGATCTTACTCCAGTCGAATTCACCATTGTGAATATTTGATCTCAGCATGTATTCTTTGAATTCCTCCTCAGATAATTTCCGGTTGGGAACTCTCACATCGATAAGATCATCACCACGTTTCAGGATAAATAAAGCAGCTACTCTCTGATGTCCGGCGAGTAAAATATTATCGAAATCAATCACCGGTATTTCAACCAGGTTAAATTTCTCCAGGCTTTTCTTAAGCCGTAATAATTCCTCTTCAGATATTTGCCTTGGATTAAAATCACAAGGGATTAATTCGGACACCGTTCTTTGCACGGTGTACCATTCTAATGGGGATGAAATAATTTTTTCATCACTTAACTTGTCAGTTCTCATTTTATAACTAAATTTGCTCATCTCACTTTTCAAATACACAAAGACCCCAGACAGAAGACTTTTATAGTCCTCCGCATGGGGTCTTTGTACTCAATATTTGAAAGGTGAGATTTTTGAATTTTGCGGAGGACGTTTCTTCCTCCTTGAGAATTTGTTCAAATGAAGTGAGATCAGCACACTGAGTAAAGGACAAAAAAAACTATCAACAATTGCTGAGAGTCTGTTTTAGCAGAAATTTACTAATCCTTTTTTTGTTTGTCATATTGATGAATGCTGTATCTTGTTAGCTCATACATTTTATTAAAATCGTCCTGTATCATATCAATCAATTTTTGAATAATAATTAATCTCACTGAAGTTTCGTTTCGCCGGCTTAACCGGATCATTTTTCTAAGCCTCTTCTTTCTTTTTCTCAAAATAATTCTATTAAAAGTAAGCAATCCAAGAAGCACAAGAACCCACAAAATCAAAAGTCACATTTAATGTTTTATTCGAGTCTTTGAATTGTTTTGTAAGACGTGAAGATATTCCAACACCGATTGATTGGCCAGACAGATTAATGAAAATTTCATTTTTTGTTTCTCGGTAATAAATTCCCATTTTTTTTAATCGTCTCTTACTGTAGAGTTTTTTCATCTCTTTTTAAATAATGTTCAAGTAAATAATTGAGTTTTGAACCAGAAATTATTTTTTTAAACTTCTTAAGACTGGGCGTTTTACCGTCATAAAGTCTTTCAGTAAGAGGGTTGTATTGTAAATCGATGAATAATTTATCTTCAAAAAAAGCGAAATAAACATCTATATCTCTCTGACCTACGAAACTGTATATCTCAGGACTAAGATCACTCACATGAGCTCCTAACATTTCTAAAAAAGTTTGTATTTCTTTTTTCATGGGAACAAATAAAATAATTGTCCGCTAATCAGACAACAATTCCTGAATCTTTTCCTGGTCTAAAATATATTCCTGAAGCTGCTCAATTTTTCTCTGCACTGCAGCAGCTTTTTTTCTATAATTCTGATCATCATCCGGAGGTAATTCGTTCTGCATTTTTACAATGGTTTGTCTCCTTCTGCAGATAAGAGATTCAAGGTTTTTGTATTTATGGTCGAGCTGTACGATATTTAAATTTGAAAAATCATTTTTGCTCTTCATTGGTAGAACTCGCTTATGCTCCAGATAATAATCTAAAATATATTTATGCTTATCAAATTTCTTCATAACCTCCAAAATCTCCATCTGTACTTCATAAGCATCTGCTTCCTGATCTGCAGGAACTAAGTTAAGCTCAAGCTTCAGCTCACAGAATTCAAACCACAAAGAATCTACTTCCTGATAAGTTCGGTGCAGTTCCGGAGGATACTGAGCAATCACACCTATAAACTTTGGTCTTTCTCTTTTAAATTTTTCTGCAGGTTTTGGTTTTTCAATCTTCAGCCCTGGAGAAGTTATTGGAGAATTTTCAGGATCTCTTGGAGAATTGGAAATAACAACATTTGGCAGCTGTGAAATGAGATACGCAATCTTTGCCCGGTTTTCTAAGGTTGGGCTTTTATATCTGATTGCAAGTTTTGGATCTCCACCTGAAGAAAGGTAATTCTGTATGTTTTGTATGTGCTTTTCCATATTTGAAAAAAGCTCCTATTTCTAGGAGCTTTGAAAATAAAAATATTAAATATAAAAAATAAAAATTATGGCCTTATTTATTTTGCACTGGCTTGTCTTCAGGTGCAGGTTTTTTTGCAGATTTCAATAATGTTTTCAAAAGTTCAATTTCCGCTTTGAAACCGACTTTAGTTCGAATCTCAATAAGTTTTTGAATTTGTTCTTTTGAATAATCATTAAGAATTTCTACACCATCTTTTTTCAGACATAAAGTTCTGGTTCCGTTTTCCCATAAACTTAAAGCATTAGCCGGTACACCGGTTAATTTCGTTTGAGAACCGTCGGATCCTATAATTGTGGATCCGACGGGAACTGTTAATATGAAATTTTTACTACTATCCATTTTTTAAACGTCTGGAGTAACTACAATTTCACCATTGAAAGCATACAGTGAACTGTTTGCGATTACGTTGAAAGCAATTCCTGAACTTTCCTCGTATTTCTTTGCGGTTGTAGCATCAGCCTTAGTCATATAAGCATCAAGAACAACCCACTTCTGACCTGTACTGTCAACAATCACATAACACATTGGAGTGTTTTTGTGTCTTTTGCTGAACCCGATGTTTTTTGGAATGAAGTTTCCAAGCATTCCATCGAACTGAGCCTGATCCTTCATATTTCCTTTGTTTCCAACCAGGTTGCTTTTCAATTCGTTTTCATCAATTACTAATGTAATTTTTTTGAAACCTTTGTCAACCGCTGGAGTCAAGGCCGTCAGAGTGATACTTTCTGCATAAGGAGTATCAACCGTAACAACCGGTTTGGTGACCGTCTGAAGTTGATCCATTGGAATGTAAAAAATATCGGCTTTAACACCACCGACTACGTCTTTATTTGGGCAATAACCTAAATTTTCGGTTCTTACTGTTTTGAATGAACATTCGTCTAATTCTTCTGGCATCGTATTAATTTTTAATGATTAATGGTGATCTGCCTCCAATGAATTGCAACAAAACTTCCTCGTTGTCTACGAGTTCTTGTCTTGAGAATTTTTGGCCGGCAAAATTGATGATTTCCGGAGCTTTTTCTGAAAAGGAATAGCTTTCTCCCTCGAAATCAAAAACAGTTACTGATTTTGATCCTTTTGCAAGTCCTTTAGATTTTTCGAAGTCTTTTTTTTCCTTTTCAAAATCTTCACGATCTTGAGCTAATTTTTCCGACTTAGTCTTCAAATCAGCTTCTTTTTTTTTAAGCAGCTCCTCAGTTAAAGGAGCTGCTTCTGTTGTTTGTTTTTCAGACATTTTTTAAAAATGATATGATTGATTAATTACAAATCGCTAGGATACCAAAGCTTGTGATCAGACGGGTCTGCTAGACCTCTGTCTTTCGTTCCGTCAGCAGTGTGAAGGAATAGATACTGATCAAATCCGAAATCATATCCCAATGAAAATTCAGATAGCATGTCTAGAACTCTATGGTTCACCTGCACATCTGTAATCTGACCAGGATTTTCAACGACATCAACCAATTCCAGGAAGTTGTTGTCAATGGTAGCGAACACAGTTCCTTTTGTCAAGCCTGGTACACCAACAATTTCACGTTTTCCGAATCTCGTTTTAACCATACCTGATTGATCGTAGGTAGGACGATTTCCAAACTGATTGTCGTAATCTTCTTGATACTCTTCCAAATCCTCTTCAGAAGTAAAAATCTTTTTTACTTTTGGTTTGGCCATTGAAGGAATGTCTTTTTCAAATTTTGAAATAACAGAAACAGTATTGTTAGCTGTCAATGCGTCTCCAGGAACGTAGAAAGGATTACCGGCTGCATTGATTTTAGTTAGAACTTCGTTAAGTCCGTCCATTGAAGTACCGAACACCGGAACTGGAGCTCCAACTTTAGAAGCATCAAACTTTCCATTTACTGACAAATAATTCAAGTCATCGATGATTTTGGCAATAACCAATTTCATTACTTCTTTGGTAACTGTTTTGTCTTTAGGATTTTTTCCTTCGTCAAACATTTCAGCATAAACGCTTCCCAAAACTTCAGCTGGATCTAAAGTAAAATCTACTTTTTGTCTGAAGGTTTTTAGTACTTTTTCTTTAAACTTTACATCATCATAAGGTGTGAAAGTTTTAGAATAGTATGATTGTACGACATGACCGATAAGTGCTACTACACTACCGTATTCGCCGTTAATTTTCGTCAATCTTTTAGTGTGTTTACTCAAGAAAATTTCTCCTGAAAGCAAAGCACCCTGAAAGAAAGTCTTGTTTCCGTTGATATAGCCAACGAGGTCTTTTCTTAAGTCTGATAGATCAAAAGGCATATTGAAAATTATTTTAAGGTTTTGAATTTGTTTTCGTTCAGAATCTGATTGTGTGCATAGTTTGCACTTTCATTCTTGTCATCTTTATCAATTCCGTCTGTAGAGATGAGAGAATGAGTATTGGCAGATTCACCATACTCTTTACACTTTGTGGAAAGTGTAGCAATTGCGTCTGCAGCAGAAGTTCCTTCAGGAAGCTCCAGTCCATTAGCTTCAAATGCTGAAGCAATAGCAGTGTTGATAGTGCCTAGCGTCGCTGAATTTTCACCAACTGTTGTAGTCAGATTTTCGATCTGAGTATTAAGACCAGCTACATCGTTTGCAGCCAAAGAAGATTCAATCTGATCCAGCTGCTCTTCAGTAAGTCGAACATGTGATTTTGCAAAAGGATTTACACCAGAATGAGTTTCTAAAACGGTTAAACCTAAAAGACCTAGAATAGCGGTATGTTTATTCATAATTAAAATTTTGAAAGGGCTTGTTCCAGAGTCATTATTTCGTCCACCAAGCCAATTTTTAGGGCTTCAGTAGCGTTGTATGTCTTTCCTTTGAAAACATGACCGTCATCCGTGAGTTTTTCGCCGTAATTGGCCTTGATGGTCGAGATAAATTCGTCTGTAATTATTTTAAGGCGCTCTTTGTAAGGCGCTTCGTTACCGGTGATCAATTCTTTGATATCGGCGTTTTTTTCTGTGGATTGAGGCGCATAGATTTCATAAATCTTTGCACCCCATTTTTCGAACATTGCTGAGAAGTCCTGAAATGACAGGTACGTTCCAATAGAACCAATGTGACTCGCAAAAGGGCTGGCAATTTTCATATTACAAGCTGACGCGATCCATTCAGCAGCTGAACATTGCATTTCTGAGGTGAAAGCAATTGTTGGTTTCTTCATGTTTTTGATGAAGTCTGCAAATTCAGCAGTTCCGGAAACTTGTCCGCCTCCAGAGTCGATATTGAAAAGAACTCCGGAGATATTTGGATTAGCATCAATATTTCGAAGAATACTCTGCATGTCCAAGGTTCCGAGGATATTGTATGTTGAATACTTTACAATCGGACCGATAATGTTAAATACAATTGGATATTTACTAGCACCATTAGAATTGGCGCTCATTTGTGCATCAATAGATTTAACGAATTTTTCCTGCACTTTTTCTGCAGAAACAAGAGTATTGGTTTTGAAGCCAATAATCATTTCAGTTAAAAATGACATTAGATAATTTTTATCTATTGCCAGAGGAGTATTAAAAAAATTAAGTCCGTGCATCTTGTTGATTTCACGGACAAAATTGTTTTAATGTCGAAGGTTAGGAAAGGACACTATTTAGTAAAAATCAAGATGATTTTATTACAACTAAATTGAATAGAGAAGTCTTCAAATTCCTTCAATTTTTTACAAAATTCACTGGAAAGCTCATTTGCACTAAATTCAAAAATAAATTGAAGCCCATTATCTGTAAATGAGAAACTAGAGTAGTGTAAGCTTAATAAAGTAAATAATTTATTCCTCATTAAACCTAAGTTTTTTGTATTTCTTGCTCTATTATAAGTCTTATTAACTATTTTAATTTTAGATCTGAATAATGCAACTAAATCATCGGTTATTTCTTCAGCTAACCAGCAATATTTTGCCCCTCTTCCCGTTCCCGTTTTTATGATTATATTTGATGAATAAAGAGCTTCTCTAGCCGAATCAGACATAGAACTATCATTGATCAGGCGAGATAGACTAAAAGTTTCGTTCGTTTTAATTTTAGCTTTTAAAGCCTTTAAAAATTCCTTATATTTTTTTATAATTTCCGAGTTATTCATTTTACAGATTTGTTATTTTTGGTTTGATAATAGTTTCTCCAGAGATTGCAATGGTATATTCATCGTCTCCAGAATTATTATTTAACCGATTGTCAATGAAATCGATCTTTAACGATTCCCGACTATTTCCATAGAGTATTTTATCAACGTTTGTGACTTCTATGATAGCGAAACCTTTACGATTAAAGTATTCTTCGCATTTTTTTATATTATCTGAAGATAAATCCAACAGTGGGAAATTAATATCCACTGCAGTAAAATCATTACCCAGTCTTCTCTTTGAAAGAATACTTCTGGATAATGTCTCCGGGAGTAAATGAAATACATATAGAACTTTAATTGGATCTGGGAAAACTCCATTAAAAGCATTGATGTATGAAACATCTAAGGCTCGGTAAATTTCGATTGATCTTACCTCTCTAAAAAAGGACTCAGATTGATTTTTAAATTCTTCCATATTTTCGGCGCAATTTTCTACATAAATTTATTTGAACTTATGCAGATTTTTAAGTTTGTAACGATTAAAATCTTTTCTCAGAGTTTCATAGGATAATTCCTCCTCCGTGATGTCATACATTGCAAGAAAATCAAGGATCGTTGTTTGAAATTCTATTCCATAATTGATCTGATTAAAAATGCAAGTAGTGTAAAGTTCCTCCCTGATATTTCTTTCAATCAGGTGCGACAATTGGAAAGCTCGTTTTTGGCCATGTTGGAAGCCATTTCGTTGAGCCTTGTCCATTCCCAGGGTGGAAAAGACGGTCAAATTGACCACCTAATTTCGGAGTAAATTGACCACTGATTTCGGAGCAAAGTGACCACCACTTTCCGGTCCAAAATGACCACCTGTTATCTGGGTTATATTTGAGATAAAAACGACTTGATTTTTTCATGATGTTAGCGTCATACATTCGTTAAAAAAAGCGGATTATGGCAAATAAAATAACAGACATGAGTAAAATTAGAAAAGTCATAAAATTCTACAGCACTGGAAAGAGCAAGTTATTTATAAGCAGCTATTTATCCCTTTCCAGAAATACCGTTAAAAAATACATCTCATTGTATGAGATTCTGGGCTTAAACCTTGATGCGATCAATGCCAAGACAGATGCCGAGCTGGAACTTTTGTTTTCCAATACCACCGCGGAGTCCATTAGCCCCAAACTACAGTCCCTGTACGATTTTTTCCCAAAGATGGAACGTGAGCTCAAAAAGGTAGGAATCACTATCCATCATATGTGGGAGCAATATCTTGCACTGCATCCTGATGGTTTTCAGAGTTCACAGTTCCGGCATCATTACAAGATATGGGGCAAGCGTGTGAACCCGGTGATGCATATGAATCACAAATCCGGTGATAAGATGTATGTCGATTATGCAGGGAAAACACTCTCCATTATTGATAAGGAAAGCGGGGAGCTTAAAGAAGTTCAGTTTTTTGTAGCTATTCTGGGAGCAAGCCAGTACACGTATGCTGAAGCCTCTATGAGCCAGCAGAAGGAAGATTTTGTACGTTCTGTAGAAAATGCCATCCGCTTTTTTGAAGGCACACCGGCAGCGATCGTTCCTGATAATTTAAAATCCGCAGTGATCAAAAGCAGCCGTTTTGAACCCACCATCAATGAGACCCTGGCCGATCTGGCCGAACATTATGAAACGACCATCTTGCCTGCCAGGGCTTACAAACCGAGGGATAAATCCTTGGTAGAGGGAGCGGTAAAGATCCTGTACAGAAGGATCTACGCCAACCTTCAACAGGGATCCTGCGGCCTGGATGAACTAAATAGTGAGATCTGGGATCTGTTGGACTCTCATAACAAACGCAAGCTCACAGGACGCCCTTACTCCCGCTACGAGCTGTTCCTGGAGGACGAGAAGCAGCAGCTGCGCCCACTGCCTGAGCGTCGTTTTGAGATCAGGTACCAATCCTTTGCAACAGTGATGCAGAACGGGCACGTACAGTTGAGCCGGGATAAGAACTACTACAGTGTTCCGTACCAGTATATCAAGAAAAAGATCAAGATCCTATACACATCTTCCACTGTGGAGATCTACTATAAATACAACAGGATCGCGATGCACAGGCGCAATTACAAGCCTTATGTCTACACGACCATTACAGAACATTTAGCCAGCACCCACCAGTTCGTGGCCGGATGGAGTGCTGCCCGCTTTATCGATTGGGCAAACAGTATTGATACTGCAGTGGGAGAATATATCCTCCAAATTATCGACAGTCGGAATCATCCCGAGCAAGCTTACAAAAGCTGCCTGGGAATCCTGAACTTCGAAAAGAAAGTAGGAAGAGAGCGATTGATAAATGCTTGTAAACGGGCATTGGATTTTAAGATCTACAGCTTTAAGACCGTACAGAAGATATTGGAGAACAATCTGGATCAGATGATCGATCCGGAAAAAGAAGAAAAGGAGCAGGAACTGCCTGATCACGGCAACATCAGAGGAAAACAATATTATCATTAAATATCAACAGTTATGAACGAACCGACAGTGAGCAAAATGAAGCAAATGAAGCTTTACGGCATGCACAATGCCTTTAAGACCGCTATTGAAAGCGGAAGGACAGACCATTATACCCTCGACCAGTTTATATCGATGCTCATCGATGCCGAATGGGATGAGAGGCACAACAGGCGCATAGAGCGAAGCATCAAAAATGCAAAGTTCCATTACAGGTCCAGTATTGAAAGTATCAACTTCGATGACACCCGCAATCTCGACCGTAATCTGGTAATGTGTCTTGCAGGATGTGAGTTCGTAGAAAAAAATGAAAACATCCTGATCACAGGAAGTACAGGCGTGGGTAAAAGTTACCTGGGAACCGCATTGGGCTATCAGGCCTGTATCGAAGGCTTCAAGGTCAATTATTTTAATACTTCCAAGCTGTTTGCCAAACTAAAAATGGCAAAAGCAGACGGGTCATACCTGCGCGAACTTGCAAAAATACAAAGACAGGATGTGATCATCCTTGATGATTTTGGTCTTCAGGCTTTGGACAGTGCCAACAGGATAACCCTTCTGGAGATCATAGAAGACCGTCACAACAACGGATCCATCATTGTAACATCGCAGATCCCGGTGCAGGGCTGGTATGACATTATTGGTGAAAAGACCATTGCCGATGCTATTCTGGACAGACTTATACATCAGTCTCACCGCCTGGAACTCCAGGGGGAATCTATGAGAAAAAAGAGAGGAGTTAACAGGGAGTAATTATTTATTATATTTGAATACTAATTGACACATGAAAAACAAGAGTTTTTATCAAATTTAAGGGTGGTCAATTTAAACCGAAATTACCTGGTCACTTTGAATTGAAATTGGGTGGTCAATATCACTGGAATTTACACCTACAGGCACTAAAATCTATTAATTCTGTAGTACTATTAAAATGGGACAAACCTGATAATGTGAAAATTGGCAATATATGGGCTATGAAGGTTTCTTACGAAAGAAAATTCTTAGGAAATGAAATAGTTAGGAATTCATCGTATTATATTCAAGATAGCGATAGAATTCACATCATTTCTCTTAGTTATAAAGTTAAAGAGGAAGATATCTGGAAGCCTATAATGGCGAAAACTATAATGTCACTAAATACAAATAATTAAATGACAGATAATCGAAAGCTTCCATCACTAAAATCCTTAGGTATTGCAAGTAACATATCAAGTTGTTTGATGACAATTATTTTATGTTTACCTATTCCTATTTTATTCTTTTTTTTACAGAAAAGAATGACGAGAATATTTTCAATCTATAATAGCTACACGAAGTTTATCGAAGGAGAAATAGAGTTAGAAAAATTCAGTAAAAAGCTTACTAAAACTAAAATAGGTCTTTTTGTATTTGCATTTGTTTGGTTACTTATTACCGTTTTGGTGTGCATAAATAGTGATATGAAGAATATAATAGGAAATTCGGTGGTTATTTTACCTATAGCTTTAACTGTTCCATGTATAATTCTATGTAATAAAATAAAACGTTATTTGTAGTTTTAACTGCAAGTGCTTATTCATAACAAGTATAAAATTGCACTTCTTTGGAAAGCTTGAAACTATCTTTAAACATATTTAATGAATCTCGACTTTAATGAAACATTTTATACTATTAGTTCATTTATATTATTTGGACTTACTGTATTCATATCAATAAAAACAGAATTATCAATTTCGGAAAATAAAAAGGAAATATCTATTATTTATCTTGGTGCAATTGTATTAATTCTCCTAATAATGTCAGCCATTTTTGGCATAGATAAAACATCAATGAAAATCGGAAGAATAATCGGAGATTTGATTCAGAAAAGTATTCTTTTAATAGTAGGTATAATGTGTTTCGCTATTGTAGTATTTTCTTTTTTCATTCTGATTACAAAAGATAAGAAACGGTTTATTAAGAATGCTAAAAATGATATTGTTAATTTTTTTAAAGTGAATAATGAAGATTCAGATAAATAA